CGGTGGGGGTGAGCTGGTCGGTCGTGATCTCCAGGAAGCGGCCAACGTCGGAGGCGATCTTCCGGGCGGTGACCTCGGCGATGCTGGCCGAGCCCGCGGTCAGCTTCCCCACGTCGAGGTTGCTGATCTGCTCGCTGGTGACCTTCATGCGCTCCCAGTTGGCGCCGTCCCAGCGCCACTCCGCCACGATGTCGAGGGTCTGGGCATCCTGTACGCGGCAGGTGTCGCCGACGGACTGACCATTGAAAGGCGGCACAGTGTCAGGCGTACCCCGAATGTAGGACACCTCACCCATGGATGTGCGGATACGGCGCACGGTGGACTCCATGGTCGCTGCCGTGAGCTTGGAGATCGTCTTGGAGTAGCCGTCTCCGGCTTCCTCCCAACGCCACCCTTTCGGGGAGTAGACGATCTTCGATCCGGGGGCGGTGCGGGAGTTGGTCGGGGAGGATTGGCCTAGTGCGGCGAAGCCTGGGGTGGTTACGTACTGCCCGCCACGCCCACCCTCGGGGGCGTCCTTCCAGTTCTCGGGGCCTGCCATCAGGAGACCTTAATGATGTAGGGGAGCCCAAAATAGGGGGTGCGGATGTCAATGGTCTCGCCGCGCCCCACCTCGGTAGCGATCGGGGATCGGTCGGCGCGGTTGTTGCCCGTGGAGGTCAGGTACGTGTAGCCCCCATTTCCAATGCCGATATCCTTGTCTGCTTTCCGGGCCTGGAAGCGGGCGTTAGAGTCCGCCACCTCACCAATTTCGTGAGTGTGTGCAGGCATCTGATTGATGGTGAGGTTGATACCCTCACGGCCGCCCCTGGACCCGATGAGGTACTGGGAGCCCTCACTGGAGCCGACAATGCCCCTTCCTCGAATGTCGGGGATGCGGAAGTTGGAGGTGGATGTCGACCCGTAGGTGGTGCCGATGGCGGCGAACAGCTTGCCGTAGGCGTTGCGGTCCAGTACGCGACCATCGCAGCGCATCCACCCCTCGGGGTCGCGCTCAGCGCCGAACATGGTGATGGTGCCGACAGGGATTGCCTTCTCCAGCATTGTGCGGATGCCCTGGGCGACCGACTGGACCTGCTTCATAATCTCGGCTGGCTGCCCTGCGACCACTCCTTCGAGAGTAGTTACCCCTCGTGTGGCGGCGGAGATGCCATCCTCGATCCTTGTGAGGTCTGCTGCGGTAATCCGGGTCTCGTTCGCCCCGAATCCATCCCGCCACTGCTTGGGGGCCACATACTCCTGCATTATTTATCCCCTTCTGCCCTGAGGACGAAGATTCGCCCGTCTGGCGCGATCCACATGCTGGACCCTATTACCCCATCATCCGGGGGAACTGGCCCCGACGAGACAAGATTGACGGCAACCTGAGTCATCGCCTCAGTAAGATGCTGCATCTCCCTCAGTGTACCCTCGCGCGCAGCCTGCTGCATAGCCGAGCTACCCTTGAGCTTATCTTCCACCTTCTTAGCGATGGCATCGGAGTCGATCGACTGCTCGAGAGTGATGCGCGCCTTAGGGCCCCATGCTGACTTGTTGCCCATGCGATCATACGACCTAAGGCACACCTCGTACTCGCGCATCTCCAAGCCGACAACCGATGTCCGCTGCATCGGGGCGATCATGTCTGCCGTGCGCCCCTCGGCCGCGCCAGGGAGCTGCACGGACACCTCGACGCCCGCGAAGTCCGCAGGCATGTTCTGGCCGTCCTTGCCCGCGTAGTCCCACCACACGCCCAGCACGCCGAGCACCTGCGACAGGATCGGCTTGGACGGAACCGGCGGAGGCTCGACGTCTGACGCCACCTCGAGAGTCAACGGGTGAGACCAGGACCCAACTCCGTCATTAGTCTGGGCTCGCACCGTGAAGTCAACCCTGGCCCCAGGCCATAAGTCCCCAATGGTGGCTCGTGTAGTGTCGGCGCCCTGAACCACTAGCGACCCGGAAGCGATCGCCCCCTTCAAGGTCTGCTTCCAGGACACCTCATAGGACACGACGTCCACTCGGCCGCCCAGGGTGTCAGTCTCGACCCTGCCCCACTGGATGTCGGCGACACCGACAGGCCAACCGCTGCTGCCGATGACGGCCCTACTGGCTCCCGTCAGGCCCTGGGGGGCGAGGGGCCAGTACTTGGAGACGGGGGGCTGGGGGCGGACGCCGTTACCTGAGGTGGAGGCGAGCCCAACGATGCCCTTCGTGCGCTTCGTAAGGCGCCCCAGGAGGCTATCCAAGACGGTCCCGAAGGTGGTGTGGCCGACGACCATGCCGTCCTTCTGGGTGACGCTGATCTGGGCGACCTGCAGGCGCTCCATGCCCTCGGCGCGCTCCACCATGATCCAGTCGCCGAGCCGGTAGTCAACCCACGGGAGGAGGTGTACATCGGTGGCGGCCCACTCGCGTTTGATCTCCTCGCTCACGTGCGCCCCGGACTTGAGGGTAGCCTCGGCGACCATGCGGGCCGTGGATTCGAGCTCCACGCCACCTGCCTCCACGACCTTCTCGACGCGGCGCATGCTGCGGGGGGCCAGGTCGTTGTGGATGAGCCAGGTCCTCCCGGCCTCGCCCTTCACAAGGACGTCGGTGCACATGTCCGCCCAGGTGGCTACCTCGGGTGCGCCAGTGAGGGTGGTTGCGAGGGGCCACCGCTTCGATGAAGTGAGGTCCCTTGCCTGCGTGGTGTCGGCGTTGTAGAGCTTCAGGGTGCGGCCCTGCCACACCGTATCGATCATGCCGAGGTCACGGAGGGAGTCTACGATCTGGAGGAGGCTGATCGTGGGGTCGAAGTAGAGGGTGACGATCTTCGCCCAGTCCTGATTGGCGGAGTCCTTCACGGTGTTGGCGTCCAGGGTGAGGCCCGCGCCCCAGCCGCGCTTGACGGCATTCTGCCAGACTGTGCTGATGATTACCCCCGCGTTGCGGGACAGGAACTTGAACTTTCCGTCCTTGTCCTTCGACTCGATAGGGACGGACCAGACAAGAGCTTCCTTCAGGTAGTCGCTGATGTGGATGGCCTGCACCTTGCGGGAGTCGGTGCCGTCGGAGACAAGGTTGTGCTCAGTCTTCTGGGTGATGAACCGGGCGTCGGGCAGCTCTTCCCAGTCCGCGCCGTTGAAGGTGGCCTCCACAGCCACCTCAACCTCACGTTCGAGGACGCTACCCCGGATGGCGTTAGGGCCTGGAGCGTAGGACATGGACAGAGTGGGGGTCTTACCGTGCGGCGTAGTGACCGTCATCTCCAAGATGTCAGGGACGACACCAATGCGGGCACCCTGCACCTCGTAGGCGACGGCGCGCAGCTGCATGCCGGGGAAGTAGTCGCGGCGCATCAGTAGGCCCTCCTCGCCTGGATAGCCCCCGTGGTCCCGGTGACCTGGAGGACGATCTTGCCCTCATGGTTGGGGGTGAGCTGGAGCCCCTCGGGGGACATGCTGATCTCGGCGGACGCATTGAATGCCCCATTGATCGGGTACCAGCGCTCGGACACCTGCCGCCAGGCGGAGTACTTGCCGACATCGATGAGGAGTCTCTGGTCGGACTCCATGGTGCCCCGCCAGGTGAGGCTGGTGCCGGAGGTCACGTCCTTGATGGTGACCGTGTTGGCGGTCGGCTTGAGCTTCAGGACGACATCGGAGATCGGGGCCGCACCACCGGCGAGTCGAGACAGGTCATCCAGTTGGGTCTCGATTGTCGTGGTGTCACGCCAGACACCCTCAACGGCCTCGAAGACGACCGTCGTGTCGATGACCCACTCCCCATACCGCCACGATGGCTGGGACACGCTCACGAGCCGCACGAGCGCCTCCCTGGGGCTAACGCCAGCCGGGTGGTGCTGCAGGGTGGCCAGCTTGTTCGAGGCCCGCAGGCGAGCCATGAGCGCCTGGAAGTTGCGATCCAGGTCCGCCCGGTCCACACCCTCAACCATGAACGCCACCGTCACCTTGAAGGTACCAACCTTCTGGCCCGCCCCGTCAATGATGCCACTGCGGAACGGCACCTCCGTGGACTCAAGGCGCAGGGAGGGGACCGCAGGGAGGAGGGTCCCCTCCATAACGCGCCACTTCCCCGGCTGGTCCAGGTCGACGCCGTTCAGGCTGTACTCGCTACTCATGCCACCATCCTAGATGCTCGATGCGAGACGGATGCCGTCGGCCACGTCATCGCGGGTCTTCGAATCCCGCTGCGCCTGTGGGTAGTTGTTCACGATCGTCACCGAGCCGCCCGGACGCCGCCCCTGATCGCCCTGGAGAGTGGAGGATGCGATCGCGTTAAGACGATCCTTGGAGGGCTTCGTCTTCTCGAACGAGGTAGACACGGACGCTGCAATATGCGGGGCCACGTCCTTCTGAAGGTCCTCCGTGAACCCCTGGAGGGACTTACGCACAGCCCCATACTGAGACTCAAGCCCGTTGATGAAGCCCTGCATAACCAGCTGACCAGCATCCTTCAGGATCACGCGGTCAACGGGAGCTGGCCCCTTCCATGACGGGAGATACGAAGTCAGTGACGAGAGCTTGTTCTGGACTGCCGAGAACATGGAGCTGAGGCCGTTAATGAAGCCCTGAATCACGTTCCTACCGGCATTCCATAGCCAGGACCCGGCGCCGGCGAAGACGTTCCGAATGCTGTTGGGAATGTTGCGCACAGTGTTCAGCATGTTATTCGTCCACGACACCACCGTGCTCACAATCCCACTCCACATGGAGGAGGTGATGCTCATGACAGCCGACCAGCCGTTGCTGATGAGGCTGCGGACCCAGTTGATGGAACTGGAGACCGTGGAGGCGATCGAGTTCCACACGCCCTTGATGGTGTTCCACACGGAGTGCCAGGCCGCGGAGGACATCGACATGATGCTGTTGCCGAAGATACCGAACTGCCCCTTGATGAGGTTCCAGATACCCTCACCGATCGTCTTGATTCCATTCCAGGCCCCAGACCAGTCACCCTTGATGACAGCCATCACGGTCTGGAGGACACCCTTGATGATCTGGATGGCGCCCGTCACCGTAGCCATGATCCCATTCCATGACGCCATCACCAGGGGCATGAGCCACTGCATGACCTTCCCCACCAACTGGATCGCCGGGATCAGGGCGGACGCCAACTGCTGAACCAAAGCAACGATCGGGGGCAGAATCTGCGGAAGGTACTCAGAGATGATCGGAGCCAACTGGGCGATGATCTCAGAGATCACCGGCACTAGCGCCTGGATCACCGGGAGGAGGGCCGCCCCCAGCTGCTCGATGACCGGGACGAGGATCGGCACCAACTGCTGGAAGATCGGA